GTCGTGGACGTCATTCACACTCCTGTCAGCGTGCTCAAGGTAGACGAAAGCCTTGGCCTCGTCTTCGGCTGGGCGATGATCTCGAAGATCGACGGCACGGATTACGTCGACACGCAGGGCGACCACATCCCCGAGGCCGTGATGCTGAGTGCCGCGGCCGAGTTCATGCAGGGCGCGCGCATTGCCAAGGAAATGCACAGCGGGGCGGCCGCCGGGTCCGTGGTCTTCGCTTTTCCGATGACCACCGACATTGCGAAGTCGCTGGACATCTCTACCCGAACGACCGGCCTTTTGATCGCAATGAAGCCGAACGACGAATCCATCTTGGAGAAATATCGCTCCGGCTACTACTCCGGTTTTTCGATCGGCGGCGTCGGCGCGCGCGAGGAGATCGCCGTATGACGACGCTGGGCAAAACGCACCGAATTACATCGCTCAAGCTGCGCGAGATTTCGGCCGTAACTCGGCCCGCGCAAGCTGGCGCCCTGGCGACCATCCTGAAGCGCGACTTCTCGGCCGAGGAGCGCGAGGCGCTGGCCGAGAGTGGCGCGGCGATGCCGGACGGCTCGTTCCCGATCGCGACGAAGGCCGATCTGGCGAACGCCATCCAGGCGCACGGCCGCGCCAGCGATCCCGCGAAGGTAAAGGCGCACATCATCGCCCGGGCGAAGGCGCTCGGCGCGACCGACGAACTTCCGGACGGCTGGGTCTCCAAGTCCGCCGGCGACCCTGGCGACCATCAACCGAAAGGAGCATCCGCGATGTCGACGGAAACCGAGAAGAAGCTGGCCGACCTCGAGAAGGTTGCGGCCGACGCCAAGGCGCAGATCGAGAAGCTGACGGCGGAGAAGGTCGTCGCCGAGGCGCTCGCCAAGATGAGCGACGGCGAGAAGGCGTACATGAACGGCCTGGACGACACCGCGAAGGGCAAGTTCCTGGCGATGTCGAGCGACGAGCGCAAGTCGGCGATGACGAAGGCTGCCGCCGACGACGAGGTGCTCAAGGTCGGCGAGACGACCGTGCGCAAGTCCGCCGTCGGCGAGACCGCGTTCGCGGTCATGAAGGCGCAGCAGGCCGTCGCGGATCAGCAGGCGGCTGAGATCGCCAAGCTGCGCGACCGCGACGAGACGGCCCGCTTCGAGAAGATGGCGCGCGAGACCTATCCCTCGCTGCCCGGGACCGAGGCCGAGCGCGGCGCCGTCGTCAAGGCGATCGAGAGCATCAAGGACGAGGCGGTGCGCAAGCACGCGCACGCCATGCTCAA